AACTTCACGGTTAATTTCTGCCAAGATTTCTGTAGACAGAATGTTAGACAATTCTGTTTCAGCATCTAGACCATGGATTGCTTTCAAGTCTTGTGCAAGTTCTAGTGAGTATTCAGCTTTCAATGCACGGCTTTGAGCAGTAACAGTAACTTTCTCAATAGAGAATGCCATTTGTTGGAACGCAGGTTGGCCAGCAACGTCTGCACCTAAGAACTCAGCATTTGCTGTTGGAATACCAATACCTGTTGTAGTATTAGATGAACCAGAAGCGTTATTTTGAGTGTTAGCTGAAGTATCAGATGTTAGTGTACCTGTAAAACCGTATGGGTTTGCAACAGATGTAGCACCAGAAAATACTGTATTTGCTTCGTTATAGAATGCTTCACTACCTGTTTGATTGGCGTAACGAGCACGCATTGCGAAAATCAAGCCTGTTGGGCCAGTCATTGGTTGAACACCAGCGATATCGTAAGCGATTAGGTTAGGCAATGAACGACGAACCAAGCTAATCAAGATTGGGTCGAAGTTGCTGATACCTGCACCAGTAACGTTTGTAGGACCTGTGTCTGTCAAAGTTTCGTTCAACGCTTGGCGATCAGCACGCATTGCTTGATGTTGATTTTCCAAAACAAGTGCAGTAACTGCTTTCTTGTATGGGTCTGTGATGGATGCCAATTCTGAGTGTTCTAGAACTGGAGCCCATTTCTTTTGTAGTTCTTCTGTCATATACATGAGGGGTTTCTCCTTAAATTAGAAATGTATTTTTTATTTATTACTTTAGAGTTTTAGAAATTCCGCTTGCATATTGTTCGATCAAAGTATCAGTAGAGCGGTATTCTCTTTTTTCTTCTTCAACCAAAACTTCATCAAATGCTGAATTATCTGCAACCACGTAGTTGTCGTTGAAATAAGATTCTTTCAAGACTTCTAGTTTTTCTACAAATTCTTCTTCAGTAGTGAATTCCACACCCTCTGCGAGTGATTTTAATTTTTCTACTTGAGTTTGCGCTAGGCCTTCACACGCTGTGTAGATAGCCTCAATTTTTTTCTGTTCGTTTAATTCTTTTGTCAATTCAATACCACGATAAATCTGTTCATTCAATGCTTCTTCTAGTTCTGCAACCTTTGCAGCCATTTCAGAAACAACATCAACTTTATCTTCTGGCACATTAATATAGTGTTCAACAAATAAATTGTGTAATCCGTTAATGAAGTCTTCCGCAATTTCAGCACGTAGACCTGTGTCAACTGCTAATTCGTTTTCTTGCATCCATTCTTCAACCATATAGTTTAGATAGTCATCAACTTTTGATGCCAAATCTTCTTTGATTTGCTCAACAGCTTCATCAAACTGTTCTACCAATTGTTGTTCTACTTGTTCAGCAATAACTTCAATGCGAGACATAACTGCTGCTTCAAAAATTGTTGTTGCTTTTTGTTTGAATTCTTCAGAAAGATTCTCACCACTCAATAGAGCATCGATATCTTCTTTCATTGATCCTGCATCATCATAGTGTTGGAATGTAGCACCAGGATTCTTTTGAAATGTTTGTTTTGGAGCAGGTGATGCTTTGCGGTCACGAATAGTTTCGTACTGGTCAGCAGTAGATTGTGTAGGATGCATAACATCTTTACGACCCATAGTTTCTTGTGGTTGATTTTTTAATGATGTATATCCAACACCATCTTTTTCTGAACCAACAGGAGGTGTAGCACCTGGAGGTGTAGCTTGTGGTGTGCCTTTTAAGTAATTTGGCAATTCATCATCCATTTCTTCTGGTGAATGTCCAACAATACCTGCACTCTTTTCGCCATAAGCAACTTGTGGTTTAGTAGCGTTTAAGCCTACTTCACCATTTTTGTGTGCGTCTTGGCCACGGGAACCACGCTTTGCTGCAATATTAGCCTCAAATGATTCCTTAGAACCTTCTAAAATAGCAGTAGCGGCTTCTGACAGTTTAAATCTATTAGTCATTTAAAAATCTCCTTGATTTTGATTATTTATTTATAGGTTAAAGTTTTTTGATGAAATTTTCAAAGATGCGGAGACTAACTGCCTCGATATCCGCAGAAGAAGCTTTTCTAATTTCTTGAACAGCTTCTGCATGATCCATTTCAGTCCAAACACCATCGACCAACATCCATTCTTTTCCTTCCATAATGCCATGAACAAAAGCTCCCGGCGCAGAAGGATCAGCTACAATATCTGCCGCTGTGGCTAGATAGAAATCGGGTTGAACAACATTAACACCGTTAACGTTTTTCAATGAACCCATACCTCGTGATGAAACACCTAACTGAGCACCGCCTTCAATTAATTGACGAGCAATGTTACCCATTGGTGTATCTAAAATTTTTGCTTTACCAATCCATTGTGTACCATCTTCACGTAGACCAACAATCATGTGTGACACACGATCAAGATTGATAGTAGGAGAATCTGGATGACCCAATTCACCAAAAGCTCTATTTTTATTGATGTATTCTTCTGTATAACGATGAACTTCTTTTTTCATCGTATTGTATTCATACAGACGGCCATTCTTGTTCTTTTTTTCTGATACAAGAAAAGGACCTTCAATGAAGAGTTCTTTTTTACCGTCTGTACCTTCGGTAATATAATTTACCGTTTCGTTGATTTCTTTAATTAGTTTCATGGTTTTAATCCATAATCGCCATAGTTGAACGCAGCAGGATCTCTGAATTGACCTCTAGAATAATATTCATTTTGCTTGCGTAATTCTAAAATAAGAGTATAACTGTTATTCGCAACCATTCCTCTAGTTGTAATTCCAATGTCACCATTTGAACCAGACTTTCCTTGTGTTGCATTTGGAATAGTGATCCAGTTGCCTGCACCATCATATTCACCAACACCACTTAGTATAGCAATTGTTTGTGGAGTAGTTGCATTCCAATACAATTCAACGTCAGCCGCATTTGAATTGGTGCAATCAAACCACAATCTATACAAGGCTAGACCATAATAACTTAAAGCTGTATTTGCAGCACCACCTTGACTGTTTGCAACAAGAAAACCGTTAGTAGCCAAAGCACCAGAAATAGTATTTGCTTGAATTCTGGTAGTATTTGCTTCTTGGCCAGTACCATCAAACTTTCCTGTCAGTTTGATGATAGTGTGCTGTGTATCGTCTTTTAAGACTTGATAACCATATGCATTTGCCATGTTTTATTCCATTCTATTTTAATATCTATCATTACTTGAGTGTCTAGTCACACCAGGTTTTGGTGTAGTAATCTTACCACCAGAGCTAGATTTGTCCTTACTAAAAATAGAAGGGCCTTTTCCTGAAGGGAATGCAGGTTTCTTTCTGTTACTATCATTCATTTCGCCTGGTTTGTCATCTTCTGGATCACCTTTGTGGTCCATCGTTTCTAGCGCTTCATTATATTTTGAAGGAGTATTATGAGTACCTGTTCTATAAGATTGATCTTTAGTCTTATCTGATTTGTGAGTACCTGTTCTATAAGACTGATCTTTAGTCTTATCTGAAGTCATGTGTTCTGCATGATCTGCTCTAAGTGCGCTAATAGCTTCTTCTGGACTTCTATGACCGGACATATCTCCAATTTCAGGATGTTCATGGTAATATTTTGTTCCAGAACCGTGTGAATAGGAACCAATTTTACCAATTTTTTTGCCTTTATAATGGACAGTTTGGTCGTGGCCACCATCGCTATTTTTTACTTTTTTACCTAAAGTGATGTGTGTCATTGTACCTTCATTGACAATAGATTCTTGTGTTACCAAGTTTTGTGCAATCTCTTGTTTCTTTGCTTCGATTGCAGCAGTTACTCTATCGTGAATAGATGCATATAGTTCACTGCGAAATTGTGAACCATTGTCATCCATTGCGTAATCGATTAATTTTCTTGTATCCATTTTATTCTCCGTTTGGTTGGTGAAATACTTTAACTATTTATATTATTCTTTTTTAGTCTGCTTTGCTACAACTGCTGCTTGTTGCTTAGCTGTCTCTCTATCTAGTTCTGCTTGATGCTCAACATCGCCTTGGCCAATTGTACTCATCATCTGTTGTTGTGCAATAGAATTTGTAACATCGACTGGAATACCAATGCCTGCTTCTTTTTCTTCTTCCATCTCATTTTCCATTTTCTTAATTTCATCATCATTTAGGCGAAGAACATTACGTTGGATCCATGCATTCGAGAAGTAACGACCAGTATATGGATCAACACTTGACAACAAACTTAAACGTTCTCTCATCAACTCAGCTTCCTTGAGTTCTGTGAAGTTATTATCTTTAATAAAGTTATAGTGAATATGTTCTCTAAATTCTTTCCATTCATTGTCTGTGCAAATGCCTTTCAGTACACACTGAACTCTTAAACACTGGTCAAATAAATCGGAAAATTTAGTACGTTGTCTTGCAACAAACTTAGCAAACTTTAATTCATCACGAGTAATCTCACCAACACGGCCTAAAGAGAACCCTGATTGATTAGGATCAAGTCTGGACACAGGAACGTTCAAAGACTTATACAACTTCTTCTCAAAGTATTTAACGTCTTCCAGTTCACCTAGGTTCTGTCCGCCTGGTAATGTAGTAATCTCTGTACCTTTGCCGCCTTCTCTACGTGGCAACCAAAAGTCTTCCATCATAGACAAGAACTTACGATCATCACGAACTTCACCGGTGTTAGCGTCATACACTAACTTGTTCTTGTACTTGACCATAATGTCACGTAGGTATTGTTCTGCCTTTAATTTTGGCAAGTTACCAACGTCAATGTAGAAAATACGGCGTTCAGGTGCTCGAGAGATACGATAGATAACTGTCGCATCTTCAATCATACGCAACTGATTTAAAGGTTTGATTGCTTTGTGTAGATATGATAATACAACTGCTCTACGTGAGTCCATCAAACCAGAGACCACAGATACAATAGAATCAGTAGTAATGCGAGTACCGACGGGTCCAAAATTTGTAGAACTCCCTGTAGTTACTTTGTCGTTATAGATATAATATTCATTTACGGTATTCATAACTTCAACACCGGTGCGTTCATCTTTTTGTTTTTTGACCTCACGAATTTTACGCATCTTACGTGGGTCAATATATCTCAACTCTCTGATACCCATTGTAGGATTTTCACGGTCCACAATGATATGATAAAAGAGTTTGCCATCAATATAAAATCTACGGAATATATCTTGCGCCATTCTTGTGTAGTTAAGCATACGCAAGACTGTATTGAATTCGTCTTTGATGGCTTTCTTAATTTTATCTGGTTGTTTTAAATCATCTAAAACAATTTGAATATTTTTGCCATCATCGTCTTGACAGATTGCTTCGTTAACAATATCATCAATTGCAGATTCAATTTCTGGCTGCATAGCCATTTCACGGTATCTAGAAATAAGTTCAACTTCATTTTTTGCTGTGCCATCTAGATCAACATAAGTTCCATAATATGCAGCTGATGTAATCGTTAACGCACCATCATCGTTGCTTGGTGGGCTAAACGATTGTTGTGTCGCTTGGTTTTTTTCTCCCTCTTCACGAGAAATTGTAAAACCAAATAAGCTAAATTTATTTGCCATCTGTAATAAGTCCGTTCAAAAAAACATAATAGAAGGACCGAAGTCCTTCTGTATATAGTAAGACTATAATTAGGTTGTTAAACCTGTTGTAGCACCATTTTCACCAGTAGTCCAGTATTGATATGCAAATGTTACTGAAAACTCTTCAATCGTATCATTTGATGCCCAATCTAAATCAATTGGAGACAAATCAACTGGGAACATACCAACAAAGTTGTAACCTTTGATAGAACCTACACCACCAAATGAACCTGCTGGACCAGTTTTACCATATTGATAAACTTGTGCATCTGAGGTATAGTTTTGTCCAGTTGCAGAAATAGCAACACCTGGATTGCCTCTAACGTTGGTTTCATTACTGTTGATTGCATTCATCCACTTTTCGATTGAATTGCGGATCATAAAATCTTCATCATTGATGATTGTAATTGTCCAGTCTGCAAATGTTCTGTTTCCAGCAAATTTCATCTCACGACCAAAATAATATATGGGCACAGTACCAATTGTAGAACCTGGTAGTTGTGCTGATTTTGCCATGAAAGAAAGTTTGTTTCCGGTAATTCCTGGAATACCAGTCATCACTACTTGGAATAGATTTGGACGAGCGCCATCTCCTACCAATCTTGTTGTAAAATCGCTAATTGTAAATGCCATTTTATTCTCCTGTTATTTTATTTATTACGCTGTAGTATTGGTAATTGTTGTGAAATTAACACCAGTACCAACTGCAACAAAATTCAACTGAATAAAGTTCACGGAACGATTAGGTTGAATGTAAATATCACCAACAAATTGATTATTATTAACAACAGAAGGTGTATTGTTAGTAGAATCACAAACAACTTGGAAAGAAGTGATACCACGTTGTGCTTGTACTTGACGTAG